CACGGTTGTTGTGGATCGCGGCCTCCCGGCAGGACAATCCTGCACATCGCTTGTCTTTTGCTTACACGCACGGTAGTGTTGCAACATGTTCAAATCGCTTCCGCACGCACCCCGGCAGTTGAACGCCACTGAGGCGCGGCTACAGGCCATTTATGACGCGGCGGCACTCGGGCTGAAAGGTGATAACCTTGCCTTGGCGGCAGGGCTGTTGCCGACGGAGTACCGCCGGCTACGTCAGATGGACCAGCTCGCCGAGATGGCGGAGGCTAAAGGGCGTGCCGACGCTGAAGCTGAGGCTGCGGGGCAGTTGCGCGAAGCGGCGCGAAATGGCGATAGCAAAGCGGCGCTCTCGCTCCTTCAGCATGTGCATGGCTGGGTGGCGAAGCAACAGGTGCAGGTTGATATCAAGCAGCAGATCAGCGTCATTGCGGCGTTGCAAGAGGCAGAATCTCGCGTCATTGAAGGCCGAGTATTGCAGGATGAACCGGCTGCATTGACCCGCGCGTCTACCACGCCCACCACGCACGCCACCCAAGCCCTAACGGCAGAATATGCAACTTCCGATATATAGCGCCGAGGACGAGCAGCTACTGATGACTCGGCTGTGGTCGCCGAGCGTCAAGGACGACCCCGAGGCGTTCGTGCTGTTTGCGTTCCCGTGGGGGCAGAAAGGCACGCCGCTTGAGAACTTCAGCGGGCCGCGCAAGTGGCAGCGCGACGTGTTGCGCAAGGTGGCCGCTCACATCGCTAAGAACAAGAGCGCGACTGGGTACGACGTGCTGCGCATGGCCACCGCCTCGGGGCGCGGCATCGGTAAGTCGGCTCTGGTCAGTTGGCTCATCCTGTGGATGCTATCGACACGCATCGGCTCGACTATCATCGTGTCGGCTAACTCAGAAGCCCAGCTACGCTCGGTCACTTGGGCTGAGGTGACTAAGTGGCTCTCGCTGCTGCTCAACAGTCATTGGTTCGAGGTCAGTGCGACGCGGGTCATGCCGGCTAAGTGGCTGGCGGAGATCGTCGAGCGCGACCTGAAGAAAGGCACGCGGTACTGGTCGGTCGAGGGGCGGCTCTGGAGCGAGGAGAACCCCGACGCGTACGCCGGTGTCCACAACTTCGACGGTGTGATGGTCATCTTCGATGAGGCGTCGGGCATACCGGACCCCATCTGGGCGGTAACGTCGGGGTTTTTTACGGAGAACACGCCCAATCGCTTCTGGCTCTCCTTCAGTAACCCGCGACGCAACGAGGGGTATTTTTATGAGTGTTTCAACGCAAAAAGGGAATTCTGGCAAACGCAAAGCATCGACGCGCGTCAAGTTGAAGACACCGACAAAGCGGTCTACGAGCAGATCATCGCCGAGTATGGCGCCGACAGCAGCCAGGCTAAAGTCGAGGTCTACGGAGAGTTCCCTTCAGACGGCGACGACCAGTTCATTGCTCCGCGAATTGTGGACGAGGCTGTGGCGCGCGCCCGCTACAAGGATGAGACGGCTCCGCGAGTCGTTGGGGTAGACCCCGCCCGATCCGGCGCCGACAGCACCGTCATCGTCGTAAGGCAGGGGCGCGACATTGTGGCAATCAAGCGCTACCGGGGCGAGGACACTATGGTCACTGTCGGGCGCGTCATCGACGCGATCGAGGAGTACAAACCCGCGCTCACGGTGATTGACGAGGGTGGGCTTGGCTATGGCATACTTGACCGGCTGAAAGAGCAGCGGTATAAGGTTCGTGGGGTAAACTTTGGCTGGAAGGCTAAGAACCCCGTGATGTGGGGCAACAAGCGCGCCGAGATGTGGGGCGACATGCGGGAATGGCTACGCACGGCGAGCATCCCGCCTGATCGGCTACTCAAGTCGGACTTGTGCGGGCCGCACACCAAGCCTAACTCGTCGGGGACGATCTTCTTGGAAGGTAAGAAAGAGATGAAGGCTAGAGGTCAAGCGTCGCCGGATGCGGCAGACGCGCTCGCCGTCACTTTCGCCTACCCGCTTGCAAGCCGTGAGGCGCGCGACATACCAAGACGAGTGGTCGCCCAGCAGGGTGGCAACGGCATGGCGAGCAGTTGGATGGGGGCCTGATGGCACGCAAGTCGGTCAGTCTGTCGGTAGGTCGCGGTGAGAAGCAGCCCGTGTCGAAGGGTGCGGGCTTGACGGCCAAGGGCCGAGCCAAGTACAACCGCGCTACGGGTAGCAGCCTCAAGGCTCCTGCGCCCAGTCCCAAGACTAAGGCGGACGAAGGGCGTAAGAAGTCGTTCTGCGCGCGCATGAAGGGTGTGGTGGCTAAGGCCAAGGGGCCAGCCGAACGGGCACGGGCGTCACTAAGAAGGTGGAAATGTGGCTAAGCCAGGCTTGTATAGTAACATTCACGCTAAGCGGGCGCGCATTGCAGCCGGCAGTGGTGAGAAGATGCGCAAACCGGGCGCCGCAGGCGCACCGACCGCTAAAGCGTTCCGTCAATCGGCTAAGACAGCCAAAAAGAGGAAGTAATCATGCGATACGGCCCCATGGGCGTTTCCAAACGCGCCACAATTGGCGAAATGCTGGCCCAACCCTCTGCTTCGGCTGCTCAGCAGCCTCGGATGCCGATGCCGCCCCGGCGCGTGTCTGAGGACATTATCCGCACAACGACGAACTTCCGCCCCTCGCCCATGCCGATGCGCAGCCGGGGGAGAGCTCGCTAATGCCGCTCGTTAAGTCCGCAAGCAAAGGCGCGTTCCGCAAGAACATCAAAGCGGAGATGCAAGCTGGCAAGCCGTCAAAACAGGCTGTAGCGATTGCGTATGCGGTCCAGCGTAAGGCACAAGGTAAGAAGCGCAAGTAATGGCAAAAGACCCCACAGGGCTTAGAGGCGCCGCTCGCGTTGCCAACACGCCGACCAACCGGGGCAAAGCCGCCCGCGACCCAGCTGATGTACTGGCCACGGCGCGCTCGCGCCTTACTATGGCCCTCTCGGCGTACTCTGACAGCCGCCAAGACGAGCTAGATGACCTGCGTTTCATGGCAGGATCGCCGGACAATCAGTGGCAGTGGCCCCAAGACGTGTTGGCAACGCGCGGCTCGGTGCAAGGACAGACGGTCAACGCGCGTCCGTGCCTGACCATCAACAAGCTGCCGCAGCACGTGCGGCAGGTAACCAACGATCAGCGTCAGAATCGCCCTGCTGGTAAGGTTATTCCGGTCGATGACAAGGCCGACGTTGAAGTAGCAGAGGTTTTTGACGGAATTGTTCGTCACATCGAGTACATTTCGGATGCGGATGTCGCCTACGACACCGCGTGCGACAACCAGGTAACTTATGGCGAAGGGTATTTCCGCATTTTGACGGAATACTGCGACGAAAATACGTTCGATCAAGACCTTCGCATAGGCCGCATCCGAAATAGCTTCAGTGTGTACATGGACCCGACCATCCAAGACCCTTGCGGGGCGGATGCGGAGTGGTGCTTCATTACCGAAGACATCCCAAAGGCCGATTTTGAGCGTGCGTACCCCGATGCAGAGCCGATTTCGTCGGTTTTGCAGCGTGGTGTAGGCGATCAGGCGCTTTCGCAGTGGATTAACCAAGATACCGTCCGAATTGCTGAGTATTTCTACAAAGAACACAGTAAAGAGACGTTGAATCTGTATGCCGGCAACCAAACGGCGTTTGAAGGGTCGCCTGAAGCGCAAGAGCTGGAAATGCTCGGCCTTCAGCCGATCCGTAAGCGCGAAGTTGACGTAAAACGCGTCAAATGGGTCAAGACCAACGGTTACGAACTGCTTGAAGAAAGCGAGTGGCTTGGCAAATGGATTCCGGTTATTCGTGTAATCGGTAACGAGTTTGAAGTTGAAGGCCGCATGTACGTGTCGGGCCTTGTGCGTAACGCCAAGGACGCCCAGCGCATGTACAACTACTGGGTGTCGCAGGAAGCAGAGATGCTGGCCTTGGCGCCCAAGGCGCCGTTTATCGGCTACGGCGGCCAGTTTGAAGGCTACGAACAGCAATGGAAGACGGCCAACACGACGAACTGGCCGTACCTCGAAGTTAACCCCGACGTGACAGACGGACAGGGCGCAGTCCTGCCGCTGCCACAGCGTGCCCCGCCACCGCTCGCCCAGACAGGCTTAATCCAAGCAAAGATGGGCGCTGCCGACGACATCAAGGCCGCTACCGGCCAGTACGATGCCAGCCTCGGTATACGGTCCAATGAGCGCACGGGTCGGGCCATCTTGGCGCGTGAACGGCAAGGCGACACAGGTACATATCACTTTGTAGATAACTTAGCTCGGGCTATTCGCTATGGGACGCGCCAACTCGTTGATTTGATTCCGAAGATTTACGATACCCAGCGTATCGCGCGAATCATCGGCATTGATGGAGAAACCGCGACGGCTAAGATCAACCCGATGCAGACTGAGCCTGTCCGCCGAGTAATGGACGATGCGGGTATTGTGATCGAGAAGATTTACAACCCGTCTGTTGGTAAGTACGACGTTGCGGTCACGACCGGCCCGTCCTACGCGACCAAGCGCCAAGAGGCGATGGACGCGATGGGGCAAATTCTGCAAGCCAATCCGGCGTTGTGGCAAGTTGCAGGCGACTTGTTTGTCAAGAACATGGACTGGCCAGGTGCTCAAGAGATTGCTAAACGGCTGGCTAAGACGATTGATCCGAAGCTAATGGCGGACGAGGACGACCCGGCGCTTCAGGCTGCCCAGCAGCAAATGGAGGCTATGGGGCAAGAAATGCAGATGATGCAGGAGATGCTCCAGCGCGTGCAGCAGTCGATGGAAGCCCGCGAGGTGCAAATCAAGGAGTTTGAAGCCGAGGTCAAGGCGTATGGCGCCGAAACTGACCGCATCAAGGCAGTTGAAAGCGGTTTGAGTGAGGAACAGATTCAGGACATTATAATGGGCACTTTGGCCGGCATGATGAATAATGGCGAGCTTGTGTCGCCTAGCGCAGAGCGCGAGATGCCCATGCAGCCTGAGATGGGCATGGGAACCCCGCCGCCGATGCCACCTGAGATGGGCATGGGAGCGCCGCCACAATGAGTTGTGAAGTCTTTATCGGGCACATCTTTCTAGCTCGGGATGTTGCCCATTCGACGCACTTGAACACCCGTAACTACGCAAAACATAAGGCTTTGCAGAAGTTTTACGAGGGGGTTATCGAGCTATCGGACGCATTTGCTGAAGCGTATCAAGGCCGGTATGGGCTAATTGGCCCAGTCGCGCTACAGTCGGCTAAAAAGACGAACAATGTGCTCGACTTTTTGCAAGATGAGCTGAAGACGCTTGAGGAAATGCGTTACACGGTTTGTAGTAAAGAGGATACTCCTCTACAAAATTTGATTGATGAGATACTGACGTTGTATCTTACGACCATTTATAAACTGCGCTTCTTAGCGTGAGGGTAGAACATGGAACTTCTTAATCCGATGGCCGATGCCGTATACCCCGGTCGTACGGTAGCGTACACGGGCACCGCTGGCTCCACGGCGACTTGGCAGCCTGGCCCGCAGGGCGTAGTAGTGTGGTCAACAACTAACGCATACATTGTTGTAGGCGAGGGTGTGACTGCAACGACTTCTAGCACTCCGATCCCCGCGGGCGTGCCTAT